TTTTAGGTATTTATAAAATACAAGAAACGAAAAAAAGAGGTATCGGCAAAACCGAACCTCTTTTTAGGGTGTTCCGACTTTTGTAGAGTGCCGCACGAATGGCACACTACTATTTATTCGGTTTCTACTGCTTTTCCTTTCTTACCAATATTATACTTCTGTTCTAAAATCCAATCTCCCTTATCCTTATAAGCAAGGACTTTGATTTGATTCAGGGGAGCAATATCATTTACAGAATCTGGTTTAATAACTGTAATTAGACCCCAATCAGCAAGAAGACGGACGATTCTATTTCTTCTCTGCACATCATTAACAGTAAGATTGGCATGTTTACCATCAAGAGCAAATAATTCTTTAAAGTGAACAATATAATACCTACCTTGCTTATGTAAAATATGGCAAGACTGATAGAGTTTTTTCTCCTTACGTGAAGCAACTCCGATACGGGTCAGGGTTTCACGAACTTTAAGGAAGTCGTCAGGTTCATTAAGAATTACTTCTACCATTTGGTCCTGAGACCATTCAACAGTAGGTTCTACCGTAGTAGTCATTTTTTTCCTCCAATATCAAGTCGTTTTTTGATGAAAGTTAGTTGTTCTTTTGTCAGGATTTTCAGTGCTTGAGATGCTTTTTCATTACTATAACCATAGTATTGTTTAACACATTCTAAGTCTGTAACCTTATCCTTTCGGAGCCAGGGAGAAAATCTCTTCTTTTTCCTCAAACTATTTAGATAAAACGAATATTGCATATCCTTGGAAAGATGATGATGCATATTCATTTCATTAGAAAAAAGAACACAATCAATGTGACCAGATAAACACCTATTAATAATAAAAGGTGGATATGAACTAATATCTTCGGATAAATCTTCTTTTGTAAAATTAATTGAGTTGAGCCAATCTTTGAGTTCCATAATTAAATAGCAGCAATTCTTTTCTATCTTTTTGCTCTCGCATATATTCACCAACAGAACGCATCGTATAAGTCAAATCAAACTCGGCAGCGTTCCAATCTTTAAATCGGTCTTTTACGAGTTGGTCTGAGTTATAACTAATCAATTGATGCATATTAACACGAAAATCACAATCAGCAGCAAACTTATCATGATCGAATCCTTTGTGCATTGATCCCTTACGCCCATAGAGATTATCCTTAATATCATAAGGAGGATCGAGATACACAAAAGCAGTAGTGTCTCCATCCAAAAGATAATCGTATGAATAGTTAGTTATACGCCAATGCTTAATTATCTTAGAATACTCAGGCAGTTTTTCAATCCCACGCAAACTGAAGTTGTTGTTGGATGCCTGTGGTGAAAATGATGAACTCTCCGTGAGACCACTGAAACTACACTTATTGACAACATAGAAAGCCACAGCACGATCAATGCTTGGCAAATCCTTGTCATTTACTTGCTCCTTTGCTTTAAGAAAAAGTTCTTTTGCCAGGACCGGAGTATTATTTGTCGTCTTAAGATCTACAAGTTTATCTTTAATATCCACCCCAAACATCTGGAGTTGTTGCCAGAAGTTTACAAGAGGTTCATATAAATCATTCACCCAAATATCTAGGTTAGGATACTTCTTTGTGATATAAATCGCAACACTTCCACCACCAAGAAATGGTTCACGGAACTCACGATAATCACGAAGGTCTGGAAAGTATGGTCCCATCTTTTCACATGCGCGGGATTTACCACCAGGATATCTTAGAGGTGTTTTAAGAGATTTCATTCTACAATACACCTCACAGATATTTGAGTTGTTTTAGTTGCTTCTGCCATCTCACGATATCCAGATCCAACATAAATTTGACCCCCAACTACAGCAACTGCCATAGCACCCCAAAAGATGTAATACCATTTAGATTTTACTTGATGTTGCTTATTTTCCATTTTCACAACACCAATTTTTTCTCGTCTGGAGTAATGAGTTTACTTCCATAAATCTCATTATATTTTTTCTTAACTCCAGAATCAACTTCTGCAATATAGACAATATGATTCCTAGAAACAATAAGTTCAGGATTATCTTTATCAATAACTGTAGCCCAAGGAGCAAATCCAACGCTTTGTCCTGTAGGAAGAACTACTAGACCATTCTTTACGGTTACAAAGCTATCATCTTCAGAAATAACTTCTGCGATGATTTCTTCGCCAGTTAAAATACGAAACAGTTTTACATTAATCATTTGAATTCACACTCCACCATAATTTCAGTAAGGGCAGCAAGAAGATTTATTTCCTGGTCAGCAACGAACGCACATTGGTATTGATACTTAGCAATAACAAGAACGGCAGCAGGGATAGATGCGGGAACAAGGCAATCGTAAGCGGCGTCATAAACCCTGCGAAGAAGACTAGAAGCATCGTTGTCCAGGTTGGAGACCACCCACTTTCTGACTTCAGGAAAGTTTTTATCTTTGAGGTTTTTAATAAGTTCATTTACAGAGATGTCTGAGAAAGATGCAAGAATGCCCGAGTCGATTTTTCCTCCTGTAGAATATCTCTGGCATTCGTTGAGGACCCTACGAAAGTCTGGGAAGTGTTTTGATACAAGTTCCGCAACGACTTTTTGATCATATTCAATCTTTTCCGCATCCAAGATTGATTGAAGTCGTTGGAAGAAACTACCTGCAAGTTGAACTCTTTGCTTCCCTTTGATGGTGAAGTCGATGACGGCACATCGGGAGTGAAGAGGTTCGATAATCTTGTTCTTGTAGTTACAGGTGAAGATGAATCGACAGTTGTTATAAAATGCCTCAATATTCGCCCGTAGTAGGAGTTGAACATCGTTGCCCGTGTTATCAGCTTCGTCAATGATGATGACTTTGTGTTTAGAAGATCCCGTAAGTGAGACGGTCGAAGCGAAGTTTTTCGCTTGGTTCCGTACAGTATCCAGGAAACGCCCTTCGTCGGATCCGTTGATGACATAATAGTCTGCCCCCAATTCATTACATAATGCTTTTGCGATGGTGGTTTTACCAATACCAGGAGGTCCTGCTAGAAGGAGATTAGGAATCTCACCTTTTGCCACAAACTCCTTAAATGTTTTTTTAGTTTCATCAGGAAGAATACAATCCTCAATTACTTGAGGACGGTATCGTTCCACGAAAAGGAAATCACTGCTCATAATTAAATCCACGAAGGTCGTCTTTCGGGCATACGAAGATAGTTATCAGCAACCCAAGGTTTGGATGCAATATATCTTTTGTATGCTTCAAATGTATCAATGGTGTCGTCAAACTTCCATTCCTCAGGCATAGCACGAGCAAATGGAGTCACCTCCGTAATCTTACCCTTGGGAAACAAATAGTATGCATCCACAAGGGTTTTATAACAGGAGTGAGTTTTATTATACCGCAGGCAGTATTCATCAGACAAGTTCAATCCCCACTTGATTAACCAGTAGGCATTATGGATACTCTCCATAGCCCACTTTGTGCAGGGGTGATTGCGGAATGCTCCTTTCTCGGTCTTGTAGGGGGTTCCATCTGCCTTAGGGAGGGTGCCATACCCATATCCCCACTTATCAGATGCCACGATAGAAAGCATCTGACAACACTCTAATGGCATCTTAACAATATGTTTATCGGGGAGACAGATAGCACTTTCAGCAGGCCATGGTGATGTAACAAATATATTCATAATCAAAAACAATACTTTTGAAGTACGTAATTCACTTTATCTGGTTTATCTTCCATCCAGAATGCTTCATGTTCCATTTGTTCGGAAGCATTAGATAATCCAACAGATTTTTGAACATCTTGAAGTTTTTCTGGCAAAAGTGACATATCTTTTAATGAAATATAAAATGGTTTATAACCATTACACATATGGGCAATATGTGTTGCTTCATGATAAACCGTTTCATTTACATAATGTTTTAGATCATAACCACCTTCTTTAATATTTTTGGTGCAAATAACCAATTTATCAAAGTCACTATAACCAAAATAATTTTTATCTCTACAATATCCAATATTTTCTTTAACTGGATAACCTGCTTTGATTACATTATTAATAATTTTATTGGCAGTAGGTGTGAGATAAAGAAGAAATTCCATCAACCAAAAGTAGAATCGGGTTCCAAAGCAATATAATAGGTCACATCAAATCCAGTATTCTTGAATCGTGACAAAAGTTTGGAAGAAATTACAACTTCATAAGCACCAGGAATAATCTTGATGTTTTCTACCTTAAAGTTGAATGTGAACACTTCATCAGTTTCACCAACAACAACAGAAAAATCATTGGAGGTATCGTTCTTCTTATCACGAACAACCAGTTTCACCACACCTGCTTCGCCAACCACAGACAAGTCAGGAAGTTGATACACAGCAGCAGCTTTAAGGAGTTTATCAAGTTCCTTGGTATCAAGAATGAAACAAACATCTTCGGAAGGAAGAGAAATAGATTTATCGGGAGGAGTAACGATTACATTAGGGTCTGCAAAGAAATACTTAGAACGAGACCGACCTTCCTTAATAACTACATAACCATCATTCTGGAAATCAAGTTCAGCATTCTGATGAAGATTGAGACCATTCAGAAATTGATTGAGATCGTAGATACCAAAATCTTTGGGAAGTTCTTCTTCGATTGTTGCTTCCGCGAGAATATTCTTCATTACAGAAATAGTACGAAGATTATTTCCTTCTTTAAACAGAATAGACTGGTTAATAGAAGAGAAGTTCTTGAGGAGCGTGAGAGTTTTATCAGAGAGTTTCATAATAATCAGCGAAATTCAGAGAGACCGTTATCTTTACGAGTGTAGTGTCCATCAAAGTGGAGCAGAAGCATAGCATAGTGAATCACTTTAAGCAAATCACGCTTATTGCGTCCATCCTTGTCACCGTAGCGACTACCATACTTAATGATGTTTGCTTGACAGAACCCAGCAGCAAGTTCTTTTGCTGCCATTAGGTCAATTGTCTGAACATCTTTGTAATCTTGTTCATGACCACAGTAGTGACTACCATAAGTGCTGGTTACATAGTCTTGAATATCTTTCAGAATTTTATCTTCATTGTATTTCCAAAGATGATTAGTAGGTTCGTTCATATTCAAATGCTTTTTTGTGAGTTCAATAATATCTTCACCATCTCTATAAAGAGTGAAGTTGTTGTAAGGATACTTGTCCATAATTAAGAAAAGGGAAGGCACAATTACCTTCCCCAATTATATCAAACAGACTGGTATGTGTCAATGGACTCTTCAACAGGCATCTGGAAGTCAGCATCCACTTTGTCATAAAGTTCAAGGAATGCTTGCTTGGTTTCATCATCAAAGCGGTTCACACACAGGGATTGCCTTTGCCTTGTCTTGGAAGATGCTGTAAGCACGGATGATGTGAACCAGACGGCGGGTGCTGATGATTTCCTCAATACCACCATCGTAGAAGGTCTTGCGGATGATATCTGCCCAGTCAACCAGGCGCTTGCAGAAATCACGGTCTTCCACGCCAAGGTCCAGAGCGATGCCTTCCAGAATCTTCTGCTCAGTAGCAGGAGCAGGGTAGGACTGCTCAAAGGTCACAGGGAAACGCTCTAGGAACGCTTCGTTGAGCACATTGGTGCCAATGAAACGTCCGTCATCAGAACCCTTACCCTTAGTATTAGCGGTGGCAATCACATTAAAACCAGCGGCAGGTTTTACCCAGCGACCAATCTTTTTCAGGAAAACACCTTTACCTTCGAGAATAGATTGCAAACAAAGAATCTTGTTAGAAGCAAGGTCAATCTCATCCAACAGAAGAATAGCACCACGCTCAAGTGCTTCAATCACGGGACCGTTGTGCCAAGCAGTATTCCCATCAACAAGACGGAAACCCCCAATAAGATCGTCTTCATCAGTCTCAATAGTGATATTGACGCGAATCAGTTCACGCTTAAGTTGAGCACACGCTTGCTCAACAGAGAACGTTTTACCGTTACCCGAAAGACCCGTAATAAACGTAGGATAAAAGAGACGGGACTGAATAATTTTTTTAACATCAGCAAAGTTACCAAACTTGACGAAGGTATCATCTTTATCGGGAATAAGGTTTTGTTCCACAGCAGGAATCGCAGCAGGTGCTTGGAAAGTGCGTTCAATTTCTTTTACTTTTTGTTGCGTAACTTCAAGATTCCATTTACCACGACCCACTTTAAATTGGTCAAGTTTTTTTGTAACAGTTTGATAGTTAGCATCGTTCAGATTACACCAAGCACGAATATCAGCACCAGTGATAGTGCTACCATACAGGTTTTGAAGAGAAGTGCGGATGTAGTCAGAGGAGAGTGCCATTTGTTTGCTTTGTTTCAACATAGTCATTATAGACCAAAAAGGGGTCCTCTTGGGACCCCAGTGGTCAGTTCTCCAATTGGTTCTTGAGTTCTTTGAGATACTCTTCGCTGGCAATATGTCCAGTATATCCTGGATAGTATTTATTAACTAAAGAAGGAATACCAATAGCAGTTGTGCTGCTATTGCATTTAATCCATACTTCTTTAGTATCATATTTTACTACATGTTCAAATGGAAATTTAGTTTTCATTTTTTATTTCGTTCTTCTTGTTTACGCTTTGCAAATTGCATATAAGTTTCACCTGGTTTTAGGCGATTACTATAATCTTGTTTTGTTTGTGCAGATGTATTTTGACCTCTGTTTTCTCGAGCTCTCATCTTGTTGCCAGCGCCACTAATAGCAGCATCTTTTTTGGGATCTGGATGCCACCAGTCACCCGCCTCACTCATATTCTGTTCATAAGTAAATGTCTTGTTTTTAACTTTAGTATCAAACTCACCAGTTCTACCTGGATTCATTTTACCGACTTTAACACGCTTACCCTCTCCTGGCCAAGACTTATTAGTTCCCACCAGTTGAGCAGAACCCTTTGGTTTTTTTTGAATTAAGACAGAATCTTGATTATATTTTTTACCAAGTTTAGTGATTGCTTTTTTGAACTTTTTCTTACCCATTTTACCAGAAGAAACTACATGTGATTTCTCACCTACTTTTTTTTCTTGAGGAGTTCCTGGGTTTTCAGTATATCTACCAGATACCTTAGTAGGTCCTGGAAGACCAGCACCTCTAATATCTTTCTCCAATTGTTTTGAACGCGCTTTATTTTCTTTCTTTGATTTATCGCCTCTTTGGGCAGACATAATTGCCATACCACCTTTTTCTGATTTTGAGCGAACTCTATTCAAAGATGTTTCTTGAATAGAGTAACACTCTACCACAAATTCTTGGAATGTTTTCATGCTACCAAAG